ATATATGCAACACGTTCAGCAATCTTTTGCTCTCTAGTTTTTTCAGTATTTTTCATTCCCTTAATTCTTTCTGCAAGATTTTTGGGATTATAAATAACAAGTCCAGTACTATTGGTTCTTATTATTTCGTGGTCAGTTATTTTAATACCAAGTTCATTAGACAATTCGATTGCCTCGTCTAACCACTTATAACCTTTTAATCCAATCTTGATTTCTTTCATTTGTTTCAAAACTGAATTAATCCATTTTTCGTGTGCAATAACGAATTGACCTTTTGCTTGTTTCCAAGAAACTAAAAACATAAATTCTGTTTCACTACAAGCAATAGACCTATCTCGACAATAATCTCGACCAATTAAATCAAGTTGGTATTTTTCATTCCATTGTTGACCATATTTAGTCTGATTATCTCGACCACCATTTATTCCAAGATACTTGTCATTATTTTCGACAAATTTTCTTTTGTGTGGGTTATCATCTTTATCTCGTTGCTCGATCAAAATATCTGCGTTGCAATCTTCTTGCGCATTAATTTCGTCTCGAAATAAAGCATAAGCATAATCATTATCTCTATGATATTCATTATCGCTATCAGTAGCAATAGAACCATTTAATTTAAAATCAAAATGTTTTTCTATTGTTACATTGTCCTCGATTACAATATTATTATCATAATCTCGTTTTTCTTTTGTTCCAAGATAATGAAAATGGAAACAACTATCTTTTGCAATAGTCGAAACATTTTCAAACTTGTTTTGAAGATAATATGCTTTTTCTACATCTTCATCTGTATAATGACGTCTAACTATTGTTTCTGCCATTTCCCAAGCCCTATCATTGATATCAACTTGTTGCGCTTTTAGATCGTCATATTTTCTTTTTTCTTGAGTGTCCTCTTGAAATAAACCTTGCTTAATTCTATTTGCAATTTTATTTCTATACTCTTGATTTAGTCTTATTCTAGCCATTTGCCCTCTCTTTCTTGTTTATTGGTTTATTTATTTTATGCTTACTAGGCGTGCTAGCTTTGTTTAAACACAAGTTACCTAATAAGCATAAAAAGTTTTAAACTATTCTTGACATTTGTCAATAGGATATTATATTAAATTATGTTATTTAAAAAAACTTAACACAATGAAAGCAAACCTACGAGAGATAGTGCCAGTGTGGTACACTCGTAGGTTGCATTAGAAAGGACAGAAATGACATTAAAATATTGTCAAAATCATAAGTGCCATACTTATGACACAAAGGATAGAAAGCGAGGAAGTAAGGAAAATCGCACAAATCAAACAAGAAGAAGAAGTACTTTTTATTATGGAAATGATAATTTTTGCTCAATGAATTGTTTAAATGATTGGTGTAATGATTTTATGGATAGAGCAATCGATAGTGTGAGTGGTCGTTTATATGAACCAAAAATACTAACGATAGAAAATGCTTGGACTAAAAGAAAATGGTGGCGATATGATGACGATTATCAAAATGGTCATTACACTTATTTTTGGAAAAATACGATAACCAACCAAGAAATCGTTATGACCGAAGAAGAGTATCGAAACCAACAACAACCGAGTTTATAGTTTCATCTGTCCTTGATGAATTCTGTGGGTGCTTTCCTATAGGGGTGTGTGTTAGCCTACAAAAAAAGCGACACACCCACAGATAACAACCCTAGATTGTATTGTCTAAACTACAATCTAGGGTTGAAAATTTTTTTATTTTTTTTTGGGTGGGCCCGCCCATAGTTCACAAGCTTCAAGCGGGTGGGCCCGCCCATAATCTACAAGCTACAAGCTGTCAAGAAAATTATTTTAATTTTTTATTTGACGTCTGGGATATTATGGGATATACCTGCGGGCAGGAGGACACATATGAAGTTACCATTTAAAATAATGTTAAGCGATCCAAAATCTAAACACGCGCTGGAGACAGTGACGAACCCTTACAGCGGCCAGTCATGTCAATTGCCCCGGTACGCTGTGGCTGTGTATGACGTGATCAAGGGCGCTGAAGTAACAGGTGACGCGCAGCTTATGCGCAAAGGCCTGACCTGGTTCCAAAAACATTTCACTGATCAATATTATGTATTGCTCGACTAACAAAATTTCAGGGCGCCTATGGCCTAGAAGGTTCGAACATGGCGCCCTGGATACCTGGTCCAAATACGACTGTGTATACTGCTTGCAGGAACTGTGGCGATATTGGACCGGGGTTCAAGCCTTCAAGCGTGCAACGCTGGCGCATTAATAAGCGTCTATGTAACAAACGAAAGGGTGGCGCATGCTTGACAGGTTACAAGCTCTATGTTATAGGATTTTATAGGAGAATATTATGTTAAAAAAAGAAGCAAGAAAAATAACTGGCGGCTTGTCGAAGCCGTCGAAGATGCCAGGACCAGCGCACAACTTACCCGCTCAGGCATGCAAGACAGGGGCCAAGCTGGTGAAGGTCCCAGGCAGCGTTTGCGCTGGCTGTTACGCTCTGAAGGGGCGCTATAGATTTAAAAATGTACAAGCAGCTCTGAAGCGAAGGCTGCAAGCGTTAACGGACCCGCGCTGGGTCACAGCGATGGTAACACTGATCAAGGACCAAGACTGGTTCAGGTGGCATGACTCCGGAGATATCCAGAGCATGGAGCATCTAAAAAATATTTTTCTAGTGTGCAAGCGTACACCAAACACGAAGCACTGGATGCCAACCCGTGAAGCTCAATTTTTAAAAGATATTGACCCGGCCACAGTTCCGCCAAATTTAATAATTAGAATGTCATCTCATATGATTAACCAGGGACCAGTTAAACAATGGCCATGGACAAGCACAGTCACCAGCGGAGAAGGCAGGACGTGCCCGGCCCCAGATCAGGGGAACGAATGCGGCAGCTGTCGCGCGTGCTGGGACAGGTCGACACCAAACGTGTGTTACGGTAAACACTAAATATGTATAAATCGCCCAAATATTGGAAGGAGATGGCCAGACTACGGAAGCTGCATGAGCAACAGGTTACAAGCTCTCAAGCGTCAAGCGACAAGCATCCCAACCAACGCTCAAGGGTTCAAGCTTCAAGCCAAAGTTCTCAAGCGCCAGGATCCCG